GGCTGTGGTTAGTCTACATACGCCTCGAACGTTGCAGTCAATTGAGTTTGGAAGTACGGTTCGGGCGCTGCTGGTGTTACCTGCGCTGGGCCAGATGCAGGATCAAAGATAATGCTAGAGAACTTAGCGCGATCAAATAGATCTTTAATGCGCTCTGCAATAGTGAAATTAGCAGCAGCACCAACGCCGATGGGAGTAAATACATTCACCACTAAGGTGCCATTCTGCCGGTTAAAGCCAGCACTACCAGTAGGCAGCAGCGTGGCGTAGCTGTTATCACCAAGCCGCAGGAACACCTGCAGCCATGGTGTGTTGTTAGGTGGTGTGAATGGTACGTTTTGATAACTGACCGGATACACCGGCGCTATCGCCATCTGCGTTGCAATGCGCCCTTCGATAGCAGCGCGAATGTCGTTGTAAGTGCTGGTCATGACTCCCTACCTATGCGTGCGGCTGCTGCTATCACCCTACCCTGCACGTCCTTAGCAATGCCCTGCACCCAGCCGGGCGAGGCTTGCTTGCTGCTGCCATTAGCTAGCGGCTCCGCATATGGCAGGTTGTTGTGCACGCTGTAGATGTTGCCGGGACGCTCCTTGCTGTAGTTCATACGGCGTAGCGCAGGTGGTGTTGGCTTGCCTGGCGGTTCGGTTTGATCCTTGAATGCGCCAGTAGCCGCTTGCTGTGGCCCAGCATCGTAGGCGCCGGCACCATTTTCACCTACTTGCCAGCTAGCGCGGAATCTGCCGGTATCAACTGGGCTGGCTGATTTAAGCAATGTGTCAGTGTCCAGCACGGCGCTCTTAAGCAGCTTCTCCATTTGGCTGTTGGCGTAATCGCCGATGTCGCCAATGCGGATGACGCGCGCCATTATGCCCTCAGGATTAACTCATGGGTGATAGCGGTATTATCCTGCTCGATAGTGGTAACGCGGATGATCTGATGCGTGATGCCACCAATCAATACACGATCAGCAGTTGAAGGCACCGCCGCTACATCTGCTGCTGCAACGGTAAGCCGCTTATCGCCTGATTGGATCAGGTCATTTACCTCACGCACATTGACATCTTCCAGTACACCACGCAGCTCAGTGTCTGATGTGGTTTCAGCAGCAGTGCCGGTTGTAGCGTTATAAGCGCCAACGGTAATGCGGCGGATGGTTGCCTCGCCGCCAAACTTAACCATCAACTTGCTGGCAACCTTACGCAGCGGACCGGATAGTGTCATGCGCCAATTCTAGCTATAGCAGCACGCCTAGAGCACTCCACTACTGGGCATTGGCGCCCCACTTGGCGAGGACGGCGCGGGCGTAGGCAATGGCGTCAGTCGGGTAATAGTTGGCGCGAAAGTCATCGCTGCCTGCTGCCCACAGCTCTTCATCCGTCGGCCCTTCCGGCTCGGGCTTCCAGTCTTTCAAATCCTGCGTGGCTTGGTCCATTAAATGTTTCCATAACGGTTTCTTAGTCATTGCGCACCCTCCAGCTCGTCGGCGATGGCTAGGAGTGCTTGGCGGATGTAAGCATTGCGTTCGTTTTGCCCAGTTTCACACCCAGCCCCATATTCACCAGTTCTGCCATCCCAGTAATCAAAGTCTTCCGGCACTACCTGATCAGCAGCAGCCCGCAGGACGGCGGCGACATCGCGTCCGTAGTCCCACATGGGCATAGGCACTTCGCCTGGGGTATTGAGAAACGCATCCAGCACCGCATGCGCGGCGGGGGAGAGATTAGTCATGGCGTCTGCAGGGTTTAAGTCAGTCATTTTGAAAGCAGGCAAATGATTTGGGCAGGGCGACCGTTGTAGATCTTTTGGCATCCTTGCCACTTTTGAGGCAACCACCAAAGATTCACTGCCGCAATAATCGCAATCACCAAAATTGCAGCTATTAGCTTGAGGTTGTCGTCGTTAGTCATCGAGGGCCTCCAGTGCGCGGCGGATGGGTTCTGCTATTGCCAGTGCACCCTCGGTAGGGATAAGGGCAACCAAACGGTCAAGCTCTGCTTGAGCTTGCTCCTTTAAGCTCGGCGGCTTGGGGCGGCGGGTAGTGCGGAGGTCTTGAGATGCCTCAATCGACTCAACCGCCAGCCACCTACAGCACGCCTCCAGCTCCTGGTCGGCGCCCCATTGGGCGGCTTGGGTGGCGACGTTCTGGAGCCGGTTGGTCGTGATGGTGATGGACGACTGCTCAAGCGGACCCCACGGGTAGTCGTCTGAGCAGAGCCACTGGCCCACCAGCTCCGGCGGTGGCACGGGATAAGATTCAGTCATCAGCTCATCTCAAGTGAGTTGGTCCCGGCCTCGGTGTTGCAAGCACGCGGGGCCACCTAAATAGTACAGCAGAGCCTGCCGCTTAGCACGTCACAGGCAGCCGCTAGCCACTGCAAATTCCGTGCTTAAGGCTGCACCGACCAGGAGCTGGTGCCTGTGCTGTAAACCCAGATGATGCCGGTATTTGGGTCGGTGTAGGTCTGCCCGTTTGTCGGGCTGGTGGGGTAGTTGGGCGTGTAGGTCGGGGTGATTCTCCAACTCATGACGCCACCTCCTTGTGGTGATTAGTGCCAGTAAATAAGTGAGTCATGGCGTTGGCTCCACGGTTTTGTACGGGTGGTCGATGGGCAGGCTGGCGGTTAGGCCCCACTTGTGGGCCAGGTAGCCTTCTAGTTTTTGGCGGGTCGTGGAAGAAACAAGATCAGAAACAATAATAAATTCCGCTAATGATCCAGTAAGGGGCGCAACATTATTGCCTGCAGCGCCAATTTGGAAATTAAACGTAGGATTTGAATCCGAAAAGGTTGAACTATCTGTATTATTTTTTTGCTCCGCTCCGCCGTTAATTATGGTGACTCCCCTATTAGCAAGTGTTCCATTTGATGGATCCCCTAATATGGCAAGGATGTTTGCAGTATTTGGTGTAATTGCATCATTAGCAATATTAAGTGAAACAGGAGAACTGCTCCCCCCTCTGCCTATTTGATGCACCACAGCGTTGTTTCTGGGCACGAAAACACGATCGTCATAAAAACAACATGCCCCTACGTTAGAAGAACTAGAACTTCCATTATTGCCAAACAAGCCATAAAAAGTATTAGGATCTGCTGTTGTGCCGAGAGCTGCAACTGCAAATACACTTGATTTTGTTGCATCATGCAAGAATTTCCAAGTAGCGGCGCTTGCTACTGAAGTAAAATAATCAGCACTAAAAGTTAAAATGTTTTTACTGTTCAAAGTCGCAGCACCCGTTGAAGGCCGCGATCCTGGCGCACTTGTAAAATTGCGAGCGTTTCCGCTTTTGTCGTTAATTTGCGTCACTTCACCGCCAGACGTAGCGATCGTACCGCTATCCGCCGCATCCAGCCACAGCGCAGTGGAGATCATGCTGGGGTTCCAGACAGTCTCGTTCCACTGAAACTCTTTGCGTAGCCTCAGATCCCCCGAAATCAGAAGGCTCATGCCGCACCTCCAAAGGTCAGTAGTGTCTTCAAATAAGTCATTCAACGACCTCGGGCTCTACTTCCAGCGGGGGCTCTGGAGCGACGTAGGGCGTCCCGTCAGCGTTGAACTGTGGCGGTGTGGGGCCGGTGTAGTAGGGGCCGACCTTCAGGTCTTGGCAAGTCTTGTTCGCCAACGCCTCTGCGTATTCGTTCACCACTTCCTCAGGGGTCTTACCCTCCAGGGAAGCAGTGGCGATGATGCCAGGTGCTAGGGAATCGTCGATTGAAATGATAAATTCAGCCATGGTGGTTAAGCAAGAATGCCTAGTTGACGAAGAGCTGCAACCACTTGAGCAATGGTATAGCCATCGAAAGTGGAGGTTGGATGAATACTGCCGCCACTGTCTTGGACAAAGGTTGCACCAGAAATACCAGTGGTTGGCTGAACAACTGGAGTCTTATCCCAGAAACCCAGCTTTTGTGTGGTGGCCGTGCCGATCCTGGTGCCGGTAGTGGTTCCTACTGCAATGTCGTTAGCTTCGCCAATACTGAATACGGTGCCACTGAAATTCCACTCGCTGGTGCCATTGATCTGCAGATCCAGCAGGTTCCCTGCAAACCCACTCGCCGCATTGACACCAAAGCCCGTGCCGCTGGCGCTCCAGCTTGTACCAGCGGATGTCCCCGCTGGGCTCACATACAGCGCAGGAAGGGCTGTAGCAGCGGCGCCTGCAAACCAAGTGCCGCTTATGTAAGCTGCCGGTGCGCTTGAAGCACTGGCGACGGTGCTGATAAACCTGCTGCCGAGCGTGATGTTGCCGGTGGCATTATCCACCGAGCTGTTTGCAACACCTGCGTAGGCGCCGCTCTGGTTGACTACGAGGTTGCCTGAGCTTCCGCCTACGAGTCCGACCGTGCCAGTGGCATCAGGGAACGAGATGGTCCGCGCAGCCGTTGGCGTTATGGTCTGTAGTGTTGTCGTATAGGTGCCGCCGTCGTCGAGGTCGATGTCACCACCGACGCCCAGCACCTTGCCAGAGTCGTCCCAGGTCAGGTCAACAGATGCGCCTAAGCTGCCGCCATCGTTGTATTGAATTTCAGTGTCAGATCCTGCAACTGATGCGCCGCCGCCAGCGCCGGTTTGGTCAAGGCCAACCTTCAGCAGTGGGTTGTAGGTGTACGGCATGATCAGCTCCGGGTAACGGTAAGAAGGTTGCTGCTGCCGTCATATGTAAGTGTCAACGTAGCTACGATTGTGCCGCTAGCACCGCCACGTCTAAATACGGTCTGCGTCAGGTTGCTGCCGGTATATGTATTTGCAATGTAGTCATGCGTTGGGATTTCAAGCCCCTCACGGGCTACTGCATCACCACCGCCAAGGAAAACACTCATGACCGCCTGATGGAGAAATTACCTGGTCCACTTATTCTAAGCCCTGTTAGGTAACGCTCCATCAATGGCGGCACCTTATCAGCGCCAACAGCGCCGTAGCCATTATTAGGCGTCACGTCAATGCTGCCGATTTTGACGTTTTTGTAGTCTTCAAGCCCGCTAAGGCCAATGCCATCAGGGTTGTTGTTTAGGTACGTTGCAAGCACCACCTGCGCATATTGCACCTGCACCGGGATCTCGTCGTCGTCAAAGTAATCAGTGCTGATGCGAAATGGAAAGCCAACCGCATAGGTATTGATGTAGGTATCAGGCTTGCGCACACCAGTACGCGGCCACTGCAATGCCTGCGTATCAGTAGCGCGAGCACCTAAAAACCGCTCACGATCCAGCCGTTGCGTCGCCGTAAACAATGCACGGTTTTTTTGATCAGTGGTAGCTGATGCCCATGCCGTTACATCAGCATCCTGCACAAAGCCATCGATGATCGCTTGCGCGTCAGCTAGCGTCAGGTAAGAGTTTGCGTTGGCGGCGTTTGGTGTCGCCACGATCACTACTGCCATTGTCCGGCTCCGTTGGTATCAGTGTAGGCTCCGCAATAGAAAGAGAGGCCACCTCCGTAGAGGCAGCCTCCTGTTCACGCAGTCGCCGGAAAGCGAACATGCCCATAATTAGGCTTCAGCGCCCTTGATGATGGCGTAGTT